ACCGAGTTATTTTTTACTACAAATTCATATAGCTTATACTCTTTAGCTAAAGTAGTTTTACCGCTGTAATACTTTTTTAAGATCTTAATAGCTGTTGACTCATTATTTCCGAGTACATCAGCAGCGATTTGCTTAACTAGCAATTCGTATATTAGACCAGTATTGCGATACTTTGAATGTTTTATCCTCATTGTATACGTTTACTATATATAAATATGTATTAATTCTCTAAATCTTTAATATTGTCCTCACTAAGCATCTTAGATTTCTTTTCAGCTTGTTTTTTAAAAACTATATTTTTAAGATCTTGTTTATTTCTATGATAAACTGCTTGAGTAGATAGATTTTCAGCGACGTTATCGTTATCAGAAGGATATCCACCTTTCATACCTTGTATACCTAATGGATCACGGCCGCCTAAAGCATCATTAGTACCGTAAACCGAAGCTTTTTCTGTAGGTCTACCACCTTCAGGTCCAGGTTGTCCCCATTCAGGTTCTGTTTCTGAATATCCTGTAGGTATATCTTCTGCTCCACCTCCTTTAGGGGTTGATGTAGCTCTTCTACCGTACATTGAAGCAAGATCATGTGGGGTACCGTATGTAGTACCTGATTTAGCTGGATCATTACCTTCGTTTTCTATCTGTGCTATTCTAAACATAGATTTACTATCTTCACGTACTAGATCTCTTTCTTGCATATATTGATCTTCTGACATATCAAATATCTTTTCGTAGATATAATCAGAAGAGAACATTTTAGTATCTTTCATTTGAGCAGCTAAATCTACTTTTTCCTTTAGTAGAGCTATTTTCTCCTGTTCAAATACAATAGAAGGTACTGTTAATCTAAGTTCAAAGTTAGTAAGAGATTCTCCTGTAAAGCCTTGCGTGTATAAATGTACTAGAGCTATTTTAGTAAGCTCTGATTCCATTATTTTCTGTATTCTTTCTACTGTTCTGGCAAATCTTATATCTTCTGCTGCTAATGTAGCTTTACCTTGTAAGTCTCCTTCATAACCAAAATAAGCTTTTGGTATCTTTAGAGCTGCAAACATTTTTGATTGTAAGTACTCTACATCTGTTACACCGTCGTATTCTAATCCTTTAGTAGTCTCTATCTTAGTAGAAGTATCTCCCCCTCTTACTGGTAGGTAGAAATCTTCCATCATATTCTGAAGGTTAAATCGTAAGTTGTATTGACCATCTTCTCCTACATAAGGAGTCTTTTTCATTTGATTGATAGTCTTTTGCATAAACTGCTCAACCTCATTAGGTGGAATAGAACCTACATTAATATAGAACATTCTTTTCTCAGGTGCTCTCATTATACGATGTATTAACATCGCATCTTCCATAAGAGTTACTTGCTTAAATATCTTTCTTGCAGGTTCGATATAAGATCTACCGTAAGGAAGGTAGTTAGTATCTGATATTAACCTAAAATGAGCTATCTCATAGTTATCAAACTCTACTACTCTGCTCTCTCCTTTTCGTTTAGGTAAGTAGTTAGGATGTTGAGAAGCTGCTATACCATCAGGATCAAGTTGAAAAATAACTTTAGATGGGTTTTCAGGATCTTCTCCTTCTCTCCTTACCATATGGTAAACTGTATAAGGTAAAACATTGTAAACTCCAAACTTCTCTGCTACTTCTAGCTTTAAGAAAAAGTCTCCGTATTTACACATGTTACGAGTCCATGACCATAAGTTAAATTCTATATTTAATACGTCATAGAATAAGTTATAAAGTACTCTTTGAATATTCTCATCTGAAGATTTTACTGAAAGGATTTCGTTTTGATCATTCTTTACAGTTGCCTCATCGGCAATAATATCTAATGCAGAAGCTATAATAGGATCTGTGTCCATTGCTTCATAATCAGAATAGAGTTGAATCCTTAATGTCTGATAGTTCAGATTAGGATTAAATATATTTTTATTATTATAAAGGTAAAGTCTAGTAAACCTATCTACTAAAGAGTTAGTTTCGTATCGTCCTGTAGTTTGTATTTGATTTACATCTGCAACTTTTAACTCGTCACCACCGACATTTCTGACTACTATATCATTAGCAAAAAGTCTACGTAGCCTACCAAAAAGTGAAGTATCCGCCATTACGGTTTATTTTTAATTATAAATAGATCTATTTTAACAACCATCTGATGTCTTCCTCACCATATGCTGTTTTAGTAAGATAAGGATTTTCTCTCTGGTAAGCAACATTTTTCATAACAGCTTTGTTTTGAGCATTAAGATTACTAAAAGAGGATAGTTGAGCTCTAGCTAAGTCCATACCTTGTTGTCTAAGTTTTAAAGCTGTATCTCTTACATAAAGAGCAGTTGCACAGGATATTATAAGGTCATCATTATACCTATCTTGAGCTTGAGGTTTACCATTTTTCCATACGAAAACTCTCATTTCTTGCATTAGCCTTTTAGATTGAATAGTAACAGATTTCTCTCTAATGTATTCAATCATCTTAGCTATTACTAAAGGTCTTGTTCTCATCGACATAGTAAAACCAGGTACAAGTTTATCACGTTCGTACTTATGCATGTATGTCTCTACAGATTCCATATTGGAAGTAGAGCTATAATATATGTTTCTGTATTCTCTTTCTAATAACTGTTCTATTGTAGCCCATCCTATATTAGCATTTTCACAAACTAATAATGCTTCGTTATATTCTGATGCTAGTCCGCATAGAAAGTTACCAAAATCTTTAGGAGATAACTTACCTTTATATTCAGCAACTTGAGTACATGTTTCTATATCAAATACATGACAAGCAGAATAGTCAGTAGAATCACCTCTAGCAACATCTGCTACTACCATATATGATTTACCGTAATCAACTCCTTCCCAAATCCATAAGTTACCATCTACTCCTCGTCTTTCTACTGGGTCTTTCTGATAAGTTTCTTCAAAGAATAACATATCTTCCGGTTCAAATACCGTATCACCAGATGCTAAGAAATCACAATCACATTCCTGTCCAGCCATTCTAGGACCTAAATCTGCATCTTGTTGATCTCTCCATTTTTGATCTCTTTCAGGATGAACTGTCCATGGTAATCTGATTGGTAAAAAACTATTTTCTCCTGATTCAGCTCTCTCCCATGTCTGATGGAACCAGTTACCTATACCGTTAGGTGTTGATAAAGCCATACATTGACCACCGGTAGCTAATGTTTGTTGTGCTGCAGTAAATGTTTCTTCTATATTATCTATAAACGCTGCCTCATCTATTAAGAGTAACGATACCGCTTCTGATCTTGCAGCATCAGTTGATGATGATTTAGCTTGTACCTTAGATCCGTTTTTTAATCTTAAAGATAGTTTATTCTTTTCAACAGAAGGTAGTTTTAACCATTTTGGTAACTCATCATACATAAAGATTACTTTAGTTACTAAGTTACGAGCTGTTGCTTGAGTGGTTGCTAATGCTAAGATGTTTTTATCTTTATGAAATAACATTAACCAAAGAGTATATGCAGAAGCTAAAGTAGATATACCTAACTGTCTTGATTTAAGAGTGATAAGGTATTGATGATCTCTGAATAAATGAAGGACTTTTTCTTGAAAAGGATATAGAGCAAATAAAATACGTCCTCTAGTAGGATGCTGTATATGGCAATACTTTTTCATAAAGTACGCCGGATCTTTAGCACACTTAATATACTCTTGTGCTATTATTTTTTTTATATCTTTTGCCATAACTTTTTACCCGAATAAATCGTCAGGATATATTTGTAATGCGGAACCGTTTGCACTAACGTATTTTATAATAGTATCAGAATCTAATGAGTCTATTTTACTTTGCGTTACTTGAGTGTACTTTATTTTACCATCTTCAGCTACATCTACTATATATCCTCCCTCTCCTGGTTTATTTTTAGCTTTTGTTGAAAGTAACTGTCTTAGTATAGATGCAGCTCCTTCTCTTGGGGCAAAACCTTGTTCTAGACCTAAATCATTTGATAAAGAATCGATTTTAGAATATATATCTTTTATTAGTTCAAATTCTTTACTTGCTTCTCTTAGATTTTTATTTGATGAAAATTTAGACATTGTACTAAATCCTCTAATAAGCTCTTTTTTATTAAAAGAATCTATTGATGGGGCTCTATCATCTCCAGTTAAGTTAGAAATAAGTACATCAAGTCCGATAACATATCCTAATTTTTTTCTAGTATCGTAATCATTTCCAAATCTACCTAAGGTGATATTTCTTTTACCGTAAGATTTAACTTCTAAACCAATAGAATCATTTATTTTTAAGTCAGGAGCATCGCTTCCTCTTCCGTCTTTTACGTTAACACCTGATCTGGATAGCAACCAGTAAAGTGCTACTTCTCCATTACCGGCTCCTTTAGTACCTGCAGTTCCTATTTCTTTACCTTGTTTCGGAGGAGTTACAGGAAATAGTTTTTTATATATCTCCATATCCTCACTATCTACTTTATCATCTTTACCTACAGAGTACTTTTTATTTACTCCTGGGATCTCTGATATTTTGTTAGTTTCTTTGAATAGGTGGTAAGATATTAACTGATCGTATTCATTGCCGTCAGCTTCGATAATAACTGTTTCTTCTTGTAAAGGTACTTCTAAATCTGATAGAATACTATCGAGTACAGCTTTATCTTTAGGGTTCTTTATATCAGGAGTTCCTGATTCAGACCTATATGCCCATTCAGTATATAGTTTATCGACTATGTTCATATTATCCTTCTTCTCCTGATTCGAAGTCTATTTCTTCTCCTCCTAAGTCTTCTCCACCTTCATCACCTCCGAGGTCATCTCCTCCTAGATCATCACCGCCTTCTCCTCCGCCTGCAGCATCATCTCCGGGGAAGTCTCCTCCGCCTCCACCGCCTCCGGCGTCAGTGTCAAAATCTCCGCCTTCTTCTTCTCCTGCTCCTTTCATAGGTGCTTCTTTATATAGAATAGCTAGTTTATCGATTGCTTGTTGGTAATCTGCTATATTAGATAGTACGTATCTCTTTCCAAGTATTTGAGCTTCGAAAGTTTTACCTGTCCATTTTAAAATATAATCTTGACCGTTTTTTAAGTTTACTCTAAAAGAGGTTGGTCTTGGAGATATCCAGTCTATAGATTCTACAAACTCTTTGAAGTCTTCTGTTTGAAGTTTTACAAGAGCTTGTTTTACAGTAGGAAACTTTGCTAGTATGGTATCGGTAGCATCCTCTAACACTGTTTCAGGTCCAGCGTCTTCATCTGGTTCTTCTTCTGGTGTTGGTTCCTCTTCCTCTTCAGAAAGTTTATCTAGCATAGATTCGTTTAAACCTTGTGGGATGTTAGTATCTAATACTTCAACTTGTTCACCTTCTAACTCATCCATTATACCAGGGTCATATTCATCTACACTAAAGTAGAGTATAACTCCATCCGGGTCATCTTGAATTTCGTATTTGATACCAAATATGTCTTCTAATACTACTTGTGCAGCATTTTGACTTCTAGCATCTTTAGAAATTTTTATATAGAAATATCTATCTGGAGCTTCATTAAGCTCAGTAAGTACTTCAGCGTATGCTTCTAGTATAAGATTATTTAAATGGGATTTTTTCATCTTATAGTTATTTTATAAGTCTTGTCCTAATCTACCAAACTCTATGTTAATACCTACTTCTTGAGTAAACTGATCTAGAAATGTTCTGATGTCATTTCCGAAGTAATGACGTGCCATAAACTCTACAACCTCGATTACCTCTGCTTGTTCGTCGCCAGAAGATTCCATAGCTCTTTGTTTAATAAGTTCTATAAAATCATCTCCTCCTGCTACTCTTTCTTCTACTGATGTATCTAACTCTTGTCCTGCACCAGTTCCAGCTACTGCAGAGTCTAACTGATCTTCTAGTTCTTTTTTACGAGCTGTATGTTGTTTAAGTGCTGCTACGATTTTTGCTTTCTTTTCACCTTCAGCAGTTTTGTAATGCTGTGCTAGTTGTTTCATTTTACCAACTAAAGCATCATATTCTTTTTTGATTGCATTTGCAGAAGCTTCTTCTACTCCTTCTTCTAAAGCAAGTTGATCTAAAGCTGGTTGCTTTTCTTCTGCTTCTAAGTAGTGTTGAGCTGAAGAAATAAACTCTCTTGCTTTAATAACCTTACCTTGCCACCAATGTGGGAAATCTACTTCACCGTCAGACTTATCATACTTATCTAACTGCTTGTAAAGCTTAGCAGCATAAACTGCAATGTCATATACATCATTTTTAAGCATGTCAGGCTCATCATCTTGATGACCTACGTCAAGATCTCCTTCTGCTTCAGGTTCTTCTGGTACTTCGTCTGCTTGAGGAAGCTCTACTGGTAGCTCTTCTTCTTCCATACCTGGTGGTTGGTGCATTGGAGAACCAGCATGTTTATTTGCTAACTCTTCTGGTGATAGCTCATCATCGTCTTCACCTTCCATTTTATTAGCATTTTGCATTAAAGCATGTATTTTTGCTATAGTCTCTTGGTCTTTTGGAGTTAATCTTTTCATACGTTCGTGTTCTTGAGATTCTTCATCTCCGGGTTTCATTTCTGATGTTAGTTTGACATTGATTCCATCATCTGCTAAGTCAGCGGCTTTCTTTTCATCATCGGTAGAGACTACTCCTTTATCTGCTTCAAGTAGTTGTTTTTGAAGTGATTCTCGTAATACAGTGAGTTTATGTTTAGTTTCTTTAACGTCCAATGTAGTATTTTTATTATATGTGCCGTTTTGTATTTTTTCCAATGTAAGTTCACATTGTGATAAACGATCTTTGATTTCTTTGTATGTCATCTTCGAAAATGTTTTGTATACGTATATAAATAAATAGTCTAAGTATTACTACTATAAATAACCCTGTAAGGTATACCTGTTTTTAAAAGAGTATATCCTAGAGCTACTCCTTCTCCATTTCCTACTCCACCCTTATGTCCATGGTGTTTATAAGAGTTAGATGTAAAAGGATCTTTCATATTATTAAATATA